GTGCTGCTGGCTATCTGCATCCGCTGCGGCGTATAGTCGCGGTATTCGGTGAGCGTGAGATCATAATAGAAGTCGCCCACCTCGCCGCCGCGTTCCTCGGTATCGAACGCCGTCACGAGCACGGGAAAGCCAACGTCGCCGGTCCCAAAGGGTGTGCCGTCCTCATAGCTCCGCACGGGGGTGTATATGAGAACCGTTTTATTGTCCATGGCGGACTGAAAATAGTTGATGTAGACGTCCGGGTCCTGCGCGTTCGGGTACTCTGAGTTATTGCGGCCCGGAAAGAACGAGGAGATCGTCACCTCGCGGAGCTTTGGCGTCCTCGGGACCATGATGGGGCCGATGCCGAGGACGTTGTACTCCTTATTGTCGTTGTCTCTGGCTGTTGGAAATTTCTCAGGGTTCACGGGGAGCTGTATCACGCCTCCCGAACCGCCCGAGAAGAAGATTCCGTAGTAGTTTGGCATGATATCACCCCATAGAGAACGCGCGCGCCGTCGTGGTGGCCGAGCCCGCGTTTATCTGCTCGAGCAGCACGTCGCGGAGCGTGTCCGCAAGCCGCTGTCGGTCCGCCGCGGTGTTGCCCGTGTTCTGGCCGTTGATGGTTATTACCGGGCTCTGCGCGGTGAGGTTGATTTTGTTCACGTACTGCCGTTCGGCCATGTCTACGAGGTTTTTGAGCTCTTCCTCGGCAATGTCGAGGGATTTCTCAATGTTGCCTGCGCTCGCAGCAGTGCTTGCTGTATTTTCTTCGGTCTGCGGTCCGTATTCGTCCGGCGATGCCCCAGCACTTGTGCCTGCTGCTTGCCGTTTAGAGATTTCTTCCTGCCGTGCGGCGTGGTCGGCAAGGCGGTCTGCCTGCATCTTGTCCAAAGCTGCGTCACGTTCGGCAACGGCCTTGTCATAATCCGCCTGCCGCTGCGCAAGGTCGTCTGCTCTGGCCTGTTTGTTCGCCTGATATTCCGCCGCGGCAGTTGCGGCAAAAGTCACATGATCGATTGCCCCGATGCTTGTGCCGAGAATGGAGTTGATGGCCGAGGTGAAGCTGTTGATAAGGTCTATTGCACCATTGACCATCTCCTGTATGATGGTCAAAACGGAGACCTTCATAGAGCCCACGGCGTCGGCCACGTTGTAGGCTATCTCGACAAATTTCAGAGATATGAGCCCGCCGAAGTTCTGGATGGAATACCAGAGGCCGGTAAACCCAATAACAAGGCCGTCCCATGCAGTCAACACGGTATCACTGCATTTAAGCCACGCTATTTCAAGCCCGCCCACAGATTGCACCCAGTTATACACCGCCGCCACAACAATGCCGATGGCTATTGCTATATACGTCAAGGGGTTCGACAGTAGCGTGGCAAAAAACGTTTTGGCCGCACCTGTGGCAATTGCCTGACCGGCTGCATAGACCAGCGCGGCAGCGGCGAGGCCATAAAGGAGGCCAACTACCGTGTCGATATTCTCACCCGCGAGGTCCGCGAGCTTTCCAATGGCGTCAAGTGCCGGCTGGAATGTCTGTGTTATGGTGTTTTTCATGGACGTCCACACCTGCCCCCAGGTGTAGGGCATGGCCTCAAATTTGGCGTTGGTCTCCTCCGCGGCGGCGAACATGGCGTTTTTCACGACCTGCGCGGTTATCTGCCCCTCCGACGCCATGTCACGCATTACGCCGACGCTCACCCCCAGGTAGTCCGCTATGCTTTGCGCTATGGTGGGGGCCTGCGCAAGTATCGAGTTGAGCTCCTCGCCGCGCAGGACGCCCGAGGACATGGCCTGCGTGAGCTGGAGCATGGCCGCCTGTGCGCCCGCTGTGCTGGTGCCAGCGATGGTCATCTGCTTATTGACCTGCTCCGCAAAGGCCACGATCTCAGCCGATGATCCGAAAGCGTCACCCGCCAGCACGCCCAGTTTGGACACAAGGTCCGCCGTTTCCTGATACGCGCCGCGAGAGCGTTGAGCCGACGCGAAGATCATGTCGTTTAGCTCCGCCGTGGTCTGGAGGCCGTCATTCATCATGTCGAGGCGGGCCGTGGTGCTTGTCATAGCGTCCGACAGGCTGAAAATGCCCTTAACCGCCCGAATGCTCAAAACAGCCGCCGCAAGGCGTTTAACGCTGCTTGTGAGGGCGTCTGTGCTTGCTGCAGCCCGCCGCGCTCCAGTTTCAGTCCGGCGCGTCATTTGCTGCATAGTGGTGGCGGTTGCGGCAGTCGCTGTCTCTATGTTGGCCATTGAGTAGCGCACATCGTTGAGCGCGCTCTCGGCGCCTTGACACATGCGCTCGAACCGCGCGAAGGTCGAGGAAAATTTATCGTAGAGGACAAGCTCTTCGCGGATTGTTGCCATAGTCTGCCCCCTTTACTTCTGGGCTTTCTTCCGGGCTTTGATTTCCCGGTCGACGAATTCTGCGATCAAAAGGCGCTCCCGGTATGGGAGCNGGAGGCCAGCCGAGATTGACGAAACAGTAGTAGGCTACCATCGTCTCGGGGTCGCCCCCCTCTAGGAGTTTTTTGCCTCGTCCTCCGGAGAGTCGGCGTCAAAGCCCGAGAGCTCAGAAATGGCCGTCATAAGCGCCGCAAACTCGCCCGCCTGCAGCATCTTGCTCGGGACCTGCATCGGGTCGAGCGTGCCGTAAGCCTCGCAAAGCTGCTTATCACGGAAGTCGGGAAACACCGTGCCGGTCACGACCATTCGACGCCCGTACTCGATGGTGTCGAGGTACTCCTGCACGGTGCCGCTCACTTTGCGCTGCCGGCGAGATGCCTTGGTTATCTGCTCGTTTTCCTCCTGAGAGATAGAGCGGATTTTGAACGGCACGGGTTCGCCGTTTTCGTCGACGAAGCGCTTGGAAATTACGATTTCTTTCTCCTCCCGCAGATACGCGGGCTTGAGAAACGCGGAAAGGTTGCTCATGCGATATCCTCCATATTACGAGCCGTAGTTGGTCTCGGTGGTGAACGAGGACAGGGTGCGGGCGTTGGTGTACGAGAACGTGCACTCCTGCTCGAGCATCTCGGTGTCGACGTCGATGATGGAAAGCAGCAGCTCGCCGGTCAGCTTGCAGCCATAGTAGACCATGGTCTGCGTGCCCACGGTGGCCGTCGGGTCGTTGTTGGTGACCTGCAGGTCAAAGTAGGTGATGACGCCTGTCTCCATATAGGTCATCGCCATCTGCGTGAGCAGCGGCGTGCCGTAATAGATGGTCATGGTGCCGGTCTGCTTGACGCCCGTGGTCTTCTGCTGGATGCGGGTTGTGCCGACGACGGGCACGTCCGTGCTTTGGATATCGGCGGACACGTTGATTTTCTTTGCCCTGAACAGCTCCTGGGACTGACCGTCAATGGTGACGAATGCCTGCCCAAGTTTGCCGTTCAGTGTGTCGCGCTCAAGAAGAAACTGTGGATTAGCCATGCCTGCTCACCTCCTCAGTTGATTTCGATGGTCATATAGATCTTCTCGACCGAGTCAAGGGCCTGTATCGCCACATTGACGACGATAGCGTCGATATCCGTGCCCGGAAGCACCTGCACGTCTTCGGCGGAGAAATTCTGTATGCCCTGGTTGCCCTGGATGTCGAGCAGGTAGCCCACAATTGCGGCCTGGAACAGCGCCCGGCCCTGCTCGTTGTTGTTTACCACGCCGATGAAGTTCTGCGAGAACTGCTTGTAGACGTCGTTGGCGATGGTGTTGCACAGCCGCATGACGCGGTTCTTCCGATATACGTTGGTTATGTCGGTCGTGAACGTGGTCAGGCTGTTGATGTCGGTCTCGATGCGCACGATATTGTCGTCCGCATTGAAAACCAGCTGCCCGGCGTTGATGGCGGCTATGTACTGCGCGTTGGTCATGACCGGGGTGCAGGATATAGCTCCGGGATAACTGGCATAGGTGAGGGACTGGTTGTACCTCGCGCCCGCCTCTGCGCCGCCGACCCACCACGTCGCCTGCTGCGCCGTCAGCTGCACGCCGCTCGAAAGGGTGACGCCGCTCTCCACGTCGATGACGTAGCGGCTGTCGGGGTTGGTGAGGCCCGAGGCCACGAGCTGGCTGTACTGGCCGTTTTCGTCGGCGATGCGCTTGATAAACGCCACCATAGCGTCCTGCACGGTGCTGTCGTCGCCGTCATAGATCATGATGTCGAACTTGTACGGCTCAATTGCGGCGAGGTATGTCGAGTACGCGGCACTCTGCACGGTGCCGTCGAGGCCGCCCGTGAGCGGCACGCCCGTGGTAGCAGTGAGCGCGCCTGTGCCGCTCCAAGTAACCCAGTCGTTGGCTACAAGGTCGGATACGCTGGCGCCGGTTTGCTCGTCCACGACGACGCCGTCAACGACGGTCGAGACCGTGAACGTGCCCTCCTCGTCGACCACATCAGTGACGACGATGGATATGTCATTGCCGCGCACGCCGGGATAAAGGGCAGTAGCCGTGAGTACGCCGGTCGTGGCCGTCGCCTGCGCCGAGCTGCTCGCGGTGGGGCGGTAGAGCAGCAGGGTATTCGGGGCGGCGGTGCGGTTACTGCCTTTGAAAATTTCGTTGATGAACTGCGCCTGCGGTGCGGTGATGTCGTAGCCGCAATACGGCGTCATGTCGTCGCCGGCCGCTACGGTCATGACCTGCCCCACGGGTCCCCACGACATGGGCTCACAGATGGTCACAGTTCCGCGGTCTCCGACGGTTATGCCGAGGCCACGGGACGAGGTGAAACGGATGTATACGCCGGGGCGGGACTTATTCTGAGACGTCCAGGTGCCTCCAGCCATACGCGATCACTCCTATTACAATAAATTTG